AGCTATTTTGCAAAATTAGCTGAAAATTAGAAAATACCCCGAAAAAATTTTCGGGCCATTTTTTACGCCAGAGGTCGTTTTAAACGACCTCTTTTTTTTATGGTGAAATTATGCGTGGATTCTCTGTTTTTTTCAAATCATCACTGATATATTGACTTGATTTTTTATATTCCATAATCTCCTCCACGTTCTCTAAAAATAAACTTAGATACTCTACTTTTAAAATATTGATATCTCTTTTTGCATCATTTAAATCAATTTCATGTTGTAAAAAAGTGAATGATTTTAATTTTGATTCAGTTCTCAAAACACCACGATCTAAAAAAGTAACTGAGTGTCCAGCTGGAACCTTGAGTCCCTCTGGTTGAATCAATCGACCATTTGAATCTCTAAGTATTTCTGTTTCATAATGATGAATATTTGCTAATTCTGTTTCTGTGTATTTTGCATTGAGGTAGGTTAGAAAATCTTGATTTCCCATTGGCCATTCATCTCTAACATGAACTATATTATTAGTTGTCAAAACAACCCAATCTAGTCCAGAGTCACCATAAAAATCATATGCTACAGAATCTGGTCTTTCATCACCCTCTACAGAATATTTTGTAAATGCGGTGATCTCATCAAAAATATCATCACGAATTACAGCTCTTTTGAATAAATTTTTAACAGTTTGAAAATCATATACAGAAGTCCGATCATTTGTTAATGAGGGATAGTCAAGTTTTGGAACTTGTCTGAAATATGAATTTGGTGAACCTGAGTATGTCATTTTAGAAACCTACGCTATCAGATCCTCTGAAGACATCATCATCTTTTTGATCTTTTTCATATATTGGTCTTAATTCAGTAAAGTTAAGATCCATTTTAACTGCAACTGGTTGAGAATCACGATATGCAGACCAATATCCACTTGGAGCATAATCAACGTTTACGGTTGTTAATGCAAGACCGCCAGGATTGAATCTATTCACAGTTTTCAATAAACCACCAGCATTTCTATACTCTAAAGTAAATATATCAGGACTCTTGATAAGAGTTGTATTTCTAAATTTTGGTGCCATACCTTTTTTAAACCATTTAATTATTTTTCTAATTTGTTTACCTTCATCTTCACTTCTCGCAATCATTAAAAAACTAAAGTTGAAATCACGAATTACAGGCCCTTGAAATAACATCTCTGCGTTTGGATTTAAGACCGCACCACCAGTTCTTGCAAGAAATGTGTCTGGACTAATTTGAGTTCCTAGTGCATTTCCAGCTAGACCAGCAATTCCAGATGTGACTGAGACTGAAGCTGCTGAACCAAGAGCTTTTCTAAAATTTTCTCTCTCTTCTTTACTACCAAACCCTGAACCAAATTGACCTTCACTTTTTAATCTATCAAGTGCCTTTGTCTGTTTTTCTCTTTCTTCATTAGTTAAACCTGGCGTTAAACCTATTAACTTTCCAAGTCCCTCTGATGCACCTAGAGCTCCGAGTCCGAAAGCAGTGATTTTATTTTCTCCCCAATCAGCACCATTTACATCAACTACTTTTGGCATTGGTAACAGAACAGATCCTTGAAGTTTGCTACCTTTTACACTGTCACCAGCCACGTTTGTATCTTGTTTCGCAAGACCTTGATTTGGTTTACTTTGATTTATATTTGGTCTGACATATTCCCACTTTTGTATCTTTAAATGATCTTGATCTGTGTTGATGTCTGAAGGATACGCATATATTTCATTTAAAAGTCTATTTTTTCTTTCATAACCATACTCTCTTCCATACACACCCTCAGTATGTCTACTTGGTGTATATCCTCCATAAAAAGTGTCTTCAAGATTTTCTTCAATAGCAATTGCAGCTTGATTTGCAGCTTTTTTACCTTGTTCATTAAAATAATCTTGTAACTCAGCAGAGGTCGCTTGAACTGCTGAATCTTCATATGCGTTTTTATTTGACCCATGCTTTGCAATATTATAAGCATTTAATGCCTCATCTGATGCTGCAATATCACCAAAAGTGCTTAATCTTGGATTTAGATATTCATTTACAAGTGAGTTTCCGAATTGTCCATTATCATCTGCTTTTTTTATACCAACTATTTTATCATCAACAATATCAAAGGAATACTTTGATCCCTCTATATCGTATCCTCTACTTCTTTTTTTTGCTCCTGACCCTCTTACATTTGCCATTAGTTTGTGTTATAAATTCTGTTTCTTGGAACACTAATACCTCTCATATCAACAAATCTCTCAGTGGGTAATTGTGCTACATCAGTCCACTCAGATTCTGGAATACGATATGGTTGCCCTCTAACACCAGTATAAAGATATTTATGCAGTGTTCTTCTAGGTGCAGATATTGAACCTTGAGCAGAGTTATTTAGTAAGCTCATTGCAAGTTCTTCTCTTTGGGTTAATTTAACATAATGAAGATTACAACCTAAAAATCCACCTGTGGTCATTTCAATCACATATGATAATGGATATTGATCATAATATGGTTGTTTTGTTTGTGCTTGATATGTAAAAAAATACAATTCGCCAGGAGCAAATCCACCAGTATCAGCATAGTCATCATTAAAATTTGTTGAACCAAGTTCCTCAATTAGTTGACTGCGAAAATAATCCTCATTGACTTGACCACCAACTTTATTTAATATGTTTTGAAGAATACTCATCGGATTCCTAATTCTTTTTCAGTCATAATTTTGAATTCTAATTTACGATCTGCACAAAATTCTCTAGCTGCTTTCCACTTTGCTTGATTCTTAACGTAGGTTATTGACTCATTTATCATTGTTTTTCTTGACTTACCTTTTGTTGCCTTTGGTTCAAGTGTCTCTCTCATTGGTTTTACTTCAATCACAGATCTGCGAATATTATTATCTTTATCCTTATATTTAATGAAAAAATCAGGAAAATATCTACGAACACGATTTGTTGTTGGATCTAGATATGGAATCCAAAATTCCTCAGACGCCCATTCAAGAATATTTTCGTTCAGATCACAATAATTCATGAATTTTCTTTCCCACAAAGACCTATAAATAATATTAGATTGATCACCCTTATATTTTTTGGGGTTAGAAGGCCTATATATCCCTTTATAGCTCATATATAGTAATAACAACACAAATTTATTTATCGTGGCAAGTAAAAGTATATTCCCAAGAAGATCTGACATATTTAAACCAAATATGAAGGATATCAGAGATACCGTTGCACGGCCTTCTCTTGATACCTTTTATCAAGTTACTTTTTCTTTTGGTAAAGCTGATAGATGGTTAGGAAGTAATGGTTTTCGACAATTTTCTGGTAGTTCAATACCTCTTCCAAGTGATAAAAGATCTCAGGGTAGAAGTTATAAAGATAAAATGTCAATATTATGTACTGAAGCAGAAATTCCAGGCACATCTTTTCAAACAAGTCTCGCTGTAGGTCATCATCAGGGTATTCAAGAGGAATTTCCGAATCTTAGAAGTTTTCCACCTCTCAACTTAACATTTTATCTTGACGCTGATATGGTGGTTTTAGAAGTTTTAGAGAAGTGGATGACATACATCAATCCCATCTCTACAAATAAAAGAGACTTAAATGCTTACGGAAGGTTTAACTATCCAGATGATTATAAAGAGATAATTCATCTCACCAAATTTGAAAGAGACACTTTTACAGATCGTGGATCATCAACAGAATATCAATCTAGGTTAACCACATATGAATTCGTTAATGTGTGGCCTACTAATTTAACTTCAATGAGAGTTGCCTACGGCGACTCAAATGTGTTAAGATGTAGTGTGCAACTTGCTTACGATAGATTCTTTACTGATTTTGGTTATAATGATACTCATCAAGTTCCGATAAACGGTGAGTTTTTACCATCTAATCCAAAATTATTCTCTGAAATATCAAGGGATCAACCAGAACAACAAGAAAGAAAAGGTGGTCAAGGTGGATTAGCATTAGGAACTACAACTAACAGACAAGGTGGTCTCTACTAAATAAATTACTGAATAAAATATTATGCCATTACCTACCATTGAAACTCCTACATATGAGTTGAAGTTACCTTCATCAAATAAAAAAATTAAATACAGACCTTTCCTTGTCAAAGAGGAGAAGATTTTAATTTTAGCATTAGAATCAAAAAATCAAGATGAAATCACTAATGCTGTGACAGATGTATTGAAGAAATGCATTTTAACTAGAGGAGTTGATGTTGATAGTCTTCCTACGTTTGATATTGAATATGTTTTCTTAAATATTCGTGCAAAGTCTATTGGTGAAGACATCAAAATGACAGTCACCTGTGCTGATGATGGAAAGACAACAGTTCCAGTTACAATATATGTGGATGAGATTAAGGTTATCAAACCAAAGGGTCACACAACTGACGTTGTGATTGATGATAAAATGACTATGAGAATGAAATATCCATCACTTAACCAATTTGTTCAAAATAATTTTGATTTAGAAGATGATCCAGAAGTTATGGTTGATAAAACTTTGAAAGTTGTTGCTGATTGCATGGATACAGTTTATACAGAGGAAGATGCATGGGAAGCCAAAGATTATACACCAGATGAGAGAGTTAAGTTTATTGAACAATTAAATTCAAAACAATATAAAAAAGTTGAGAATTTTTTCGCAACAATGCCTAAATTGTCACATACTATTGAGGTCATAAATCCAAATACAAAAGAAAAGAATAGTATCGTTTTGGAGGGTCTAGCCGATTTTTTCGGTTGAGTATTGCACGAGAAGATCTTGAATCCTATTACCGTATCAATTTCTCTCTCATGCAATACCATAAATATAGCTTGACGGAACTTGAAAATATGATGCCTTGGGAAAGAGACATTTATGTGACTCTTCTTCAAAATCATATTGAAAAAGAAAATCTAAAGAGACAACAACAGGAAGGCGTCCAAAAGTATGGATGAAGAACAACCAAAAAAGAAAATAACCTTAAATAACTTCTTTGAGTCAATTCAATCGGCTGATAGTAAGGCTAACCGTGCTTTAAAAAAATTAAGTTCTAATTTAGATTTGATTGGTAAAAATAAATCTTTGATTGAAGGATTACTAAAAAGTGTAAAGGATATTAAATCAGAAGTAGAAACAATAAAGAAAAGCATCTTAGATAAAAAAGATATTGAAGAAGATAAATTATTTGTTCAAGAAGATCAAGAACAAAAGATAAAAAGATTAGAACGACTTCAAGGAATAGAAGGTGATAAAGTAGACCCAGCAGACGCTGCTGCTGGTACAACAGATGATAGTGAATTTGAGAAAAAAGCTGCAGAAACAGTTAAAAAAGCTCTTCAAAACCCAGATATTGTATCTATCTTAACTGGATTTATTGGATTAAGTGTTGCTGGTCTCATGGGTGCTGGTGAGGAAGCCGTTGAGGAAGCCGTTGAAGATGTTAAAGAAAGAAAATTTAGCGAAAAAACTGGTGGAGTTCTTGATTCCTTGTCTGGTAATCTAACTGATTTTGACAGAAGAGGTGGAAAACCAGTTGGAGTGAGTGGTGCTGCCACAGGTATAATAGATTTCTTCACTGCTAATATGTTTGACCTTGACAAAAGAGGAGGACTTTTTGAATCTAAAGAATCATTTGAAAGAAGAGAGAAAATAAATGAAAAAATAAAAGAAGAAAAAAAGAATAGACCTAAGAAAGGATTGATGAGATTATTACCATTTAATTTAGGTGGTGAAGTAAAAGATAATGATAATGATACCTCTAATAATAATGAAGATAGTGTCCCTGCTATATTGACGCCTGGTGAGTTTGTTGTGACAAAAGATGCTGTGGATAAAGTCGGTGTTGATACTTTAAAAGGACTCAATGCTTCAGTTGGTGCAACAAATAAACCAACATACACAATGGGTTATCGAAGAGGTCAAATAAACCCAGATCAACTTGTTGTGACTTCAACAAAATTTAAAGAAAAAATAACTGAAAAAAGAATGAGTGGTCAAGGTGGAAAAGCTTTAGGGTCTACAACCAAGAGACAAGGTGGGAATACATTTGAATCAAAAAATCTTTTTGGTGAGAATTATGCAGGCATATCTGAACGAACAACCGTATCATATTTAGATTACATACCAGGCGGTGATGGTGTCAGAGATAGCAACTTGAAAACAAAAAAAATTATGGAAGAGGATATCGTTTCTGTTGCAGTTGAAGACATAATAGAACATCAGGATGATCTTTTGAAAAGAATAAGGAGAGTGAAAGGATATGAAAATGTTACCATAGAAGATGTTTTAAACAGTAGAGTAGACATGGATAAACAAAAATATGCAAGAATTATTGGACACAGTGATGCAGCAAAAGCGACAGATAAAAAGAGAGATGAAGCCAGAAAGTTAGATAAGGAAAAATATGGAGATGGATATTATAACTATTTTTTAGAAGGATTTAATCAGGGTGGTCTAGTTGAGGGTGCGAAAAAAATGTATTCTTCAGAAATTGAAGAAAACAAGTCTAAAAATAATTTAAAACCTCTCTTAGATATGATTGGTTCTGGTGAATCTGATAATGTTGGTGGATATAGTGCGATGTTCCCTAGTGAATCATATCCTAAGATGTTAGATATGACAATCAACGAAGTTATAGAGTTTCAAAAAGAAAAACTTAAGGATGGTAGAAAATCAGTTGCTGTTGGTAGATATCAAATGTTATACCCAGAGGATTATGCAGCTGCAGCTGGACTTCCGCTAACTGCTAAGTTTACTCCTAGTAATCAAGATAAGATGGTGGTTGCTTATCTTAAAAAATATAGAAAATTAAGTGAGTTTATAAAAGGTGAAATAACTAATGAACAATTTAGTGAAGAATTAGCTGAAGAATTTGGAACTTTTAAAAGTGCTTCTGGTTTTGTACTGCCAAACAATACAGGATCTATTGATTTTCCAATGATGGTGCCAGTTTTTAATAAAATAAAAAATAATTTAAAATCAGAGACTAAATCATCAAACAATCTTCAATCAGTGATTGAAAGTAAATCAGATCAATTAGCTCAAAATATCTTCACACCACCAACTACTCAAAGTAATAATGTTAATTTATTACCTATACCAATAACTCAACAATCACAACCAATAAACGGAAATGTTCCTGTTTCATCTCCCATAGTATCACCACAAGTCTCAACAACGCCAGTCACATCAACTATGAGTACTGTAAGTTTTATTAATATGATATCAAATAAACAATTATCAATAGGATGATATTATGAGTTATAGAGGCAGTTATCTTATTTCCAAATGTGAGTTGATTCCAAATGGATCATCTTTGAAAAAAAATTATGATATAGCTCGTGGAAATCCATCAATTAATTATTATGAAAGTGTTACAAGTCCATCGATATCCATGACAGTTTCTTTTATTGATATTGATCAGATGATTAGTCGAGAGGGAATTACTGGTGGAGAGATGATTGATTTAGAAATTGTCATACCAGATTTTGAAGAAAAATTTAAAATTACATCTAAAAAACAAAAAATGGTTTTGAACTCTGTGAGAGACGTTGTAACTTCTAGTAATAAACAAACAGCAACTTTAGAATTTATTTCAGAGGAATCATTAGTTAATGAAACCTCTAGAGTTAATAAAAAATTTACAGGGAGTGTCACACAAATCGTAAAAGAATTGCTGGAATCTGAAGCAAAAGGAATTAAAACTAAAAAAGAAATAAAATCAGATGATGCTGTAAATAAGTATTCATTTGTAGGAAATCTAAAAAGACCTTTTGAAACAATTCAATGGTTATGTCCGAAAGCACAAGCTTCTTCTGATAATTTTGGTTTTTTATTTTTTGAAAATCAAGATGGTTTTCACTTTAAATCAATTGAAAATTTACTAAAACAAGAACCAGAATTTTTGTATAAAAAACCAGATCGTCCGACAGAGACTGATCTTAGAATTATTGAAAGCAATCTAAATCAATCTAATGACATGGGTATTAACGCAAGAATGGGTATGTATTCAAATAAAACAATATATATTGATCTTGAAAATGAAACTTATGAAGAGACAGATTTCAATATTTCTGAACTAAATCCAGAGAAACCTTTGAAAGTGATTGATACATTAAAAGAGAAACCAACTCGATTAATGTTTAGAATTTTAGATCAAGGAGCTTTACAAAAAGGATCAAAGAAAGAAGAAGTTGAGAAGAGAAATGAGCTTGCCGTTTATCAAAATAAATCTTATATTAGGAACAACTTATTGTTTTCTCAATCCTTAAATATATCAGTTCCAATTAATCCTGAGTTAAGAGCTGGACAGATGATTGAAGTTCAATTTCCCCTTGCACAATTATCATCCAGAGGAACAGAAAATGAATATGGAAGGGACAAAGATAATGATATCAGTGGAAAGTATTTAATTTCCGAATTAAGACATGTGATAGGAGATGGAAAGTCTTCAACTCAACTTAATTTAATTCGAGATACTTTTACCGCTTAAATAAAAGAAACAGGAGAATCAAATGAAATCAATCGAAGATCACATCGAATACGATAAGAAAATTGCTGACGATCCACAGGCGAATCCAGCAGCGAGAAGACATGCAAAAGAAGAGTTACATGAACTCGAAGAGTATGTCGAACATCATAAGGAAGAAAT